GGGTGGAAACAAAGGTCAGTGACGCGGGCATGAGACATACCACCGTGATCTTACGCCGTGCCGAGTGTTGGCATGGGCGGGATTATATACCAAAGCCAAGGAGGAAAAAGCGAGAATGACAAACAAGGAGCGGTTTAAGGCAATCTTTGAAACGCAGATCAACCGAGAGGGCGCGACGGAACTGCTGGCGTGGCTGGAAACCACGGACTTTTTCACAGCCCCGGCCAGCACGAAGCACCACGGGGCATACACTGGAGGGCTGGTAGATCATAGCCTGAATGTCTATGATCGGCTGCTGATAAACCCCTATGCCGTAGGCCACGGTCAGGAAAGCAGGGCTATCGTGGCTCTGCTGCACGATCTCTGCAAGGTGGAATACTACTCCCCCACCACCAAGCGGAAGAAGAACGAACAGGGCCAGTGGGAAGATGTGCCGGGCTGGGAAGTCAAGGAGCGTCTGCCCATGGGACACGGCGAAAAGTCCGTGTATCTGATTATGCAGCACATGAAGCTGACCGACGACGAGGCCCTGGCAATTCGTTGGCACATGGGAGCCTATGACGATGCTTTCCGTGGCGGAAGCTATGCGCTCAACAACGCCATGAAGAAAACGCCTCTTGTGCTGGCGCTCCACACCGCCGATATGATGGCGACGCAGGACGAACAGCGCCGCGAGGGCCTGTAATGTCTTTACGGCTGGAGCTGTCGGACTTGCCGCCCCGTTACCGTGCGCAGGCGGAGCAGCAAATGGCCCGGAGCGGGAAAAAGCGGGCTGACCCTCTGGCTGATGCCGCAAAGGCCGCTGCGGCGGCTGGGCGGGACTTTGACAGCCAGGGAGAGTATGAGTATTACATAGGCACCATTGCGCCCAAAGTGGCCCGTGGTGAGATCGTGAAGTGGGAAGCGCACCCGTGCTTTCCCTTGTTCCCTGCCGGTGAATACGGCGGCGTTAAGCTGCGCCCTGTGCAATACACGGCTGATTTTCGCCTGGAATACGCCGACGGCACCGTGGAGATCGTGGAGGTCAAGAGTAAGTTTGTCCGGCGGATGCAGCGGGACTATCCTGTGCGTCGGCGGGTGTTTCTGGAGCTGATCGCCCGGCCTGCGGGCTGGAAGTTTACCGAGATCATCACGGCGGACAGCAAGGAAGAAGTAAAACGCTGGCGGGAGCTGGCAAAGGAGGGAAAGTAGCCTATGGACGGCCAGAAACGGCACCGCTGCGCCCTGTGCGAGCGGCACCAGAAGTTGGAGACGGTGGACGGCACCGCGTTTTGGATTGAGTGGGGCGAGGATGAAAAACCGCGCCTCTGCATGGACACCAGGACGCACGGCGGCGGCCTGAATGTGCTTTGTGTGAGTTTTTGCCCATTGTGCGGGCGAAATGTGGAAAATGACAGTGAACAGGAGGAACAGTATGAGCCGGAGGAACAGAATACCAGCGTATTACGGGAAGAACATCGCCCAGCAGGCCCAACGGAAGTATCTGCACGATAAGAAGCCGGAAAGTCAGCGCGTGGAGGAACACCGGCAGGCGGCGGCCAATGTGATTTGTCTTTGCTATCTGGTGGCCCTCAACGACAAGTACGGCGTTGGAGAATCCCGCTTGCAGCGCGTCGTGGACGATGCCAACGCCCGCGCGGAACGCTTTGACACCAACAAGCGGGCTGTGGGCATGGAAAGGGCCAAAAAGAAGCTGGACGAGGAGCTGGGCGACCTGTTGCCGGGCGGCTTTGTTCTCCCAGTCACAAAATCGCCGAAGAACAACCGGGATTGGCGTTTGTTGAGCGAGCAGCGGGACGCGGCGGAGATCGTGGTAAAACTGTACTCCCTTGCTGCCCACAAGACGCTTGGTTTTGGCGCGGAGCGTATCGCGGAGACGGTAAAAGGCACCGAGGAGAATTTCAGGAAGTTTGGAGAATGGGCAGAGGGCGGCGACTACTACGGGTATGCACTGCTGGCCCGTCGGTTAAGCGCGATCTTGGGCGAGCCGGTGGAGGTTGACGAACAGGATGCGGACGAGCCGATTTTCAGTCATACGCTGACCTGATACACAGGCGGCGGGAACAGGAGGCGACGGGATGCGGTATGAGATCGTGAAGCACATAGCCCTGTATTACAAGGCTATTCCGGGGATGCTGCGGCTGTTAAAACAGGAGCGGGAGGAACTGGAGAATGAATACAATGGGCTGCGTGGAGCGGAAACGGCAGGGATGCCGCGTGGGTCGTCTCCTGGCAAGCCAACGGAAACGCTGGGACTGCGGGCGGCGGAAAACGGCATTGGTGATCGGCTGGCAGAGATCGAGGCAAAGGAAAGGACTTTGACCGGCGATGCGGCCAATATCCGGGCCTGCCTGGACACCCTGAACGGTAAGTACAAACAGGTGATTGCGCTGCGGTATGTCTATGGGTACAGTTGGGCAAAAACAGCTATCAAGATCAACGCCCCGGACAGCACCGCGCGAAGCTGGGAGGCAAAAGCCATGAAGCGCTTTGGCGAAGTGCTGGAGGAGCTACCCGGCGTGGATGATCTGGCCGCCCGTGCATCGCGCGCGCGTACATAATAAGCGCCGAAAAATTTTGCCTCTTTGGAGCGGGAGAAAATCACCCTGTTTCCGGGGCTGTTTTGGGCCTGCTTTTGTGGTGGATGCCACGGCGGCGAAGCTGCCTTATAAGAACATTTTGGCTACCGGCGGAACGCGCGACGCGAAGCCATTTCCGCCGATCTGTGGCGGCCCTGGAAAAACAATTTGCGAATAGACAGAAAACCACCCCGGCGACCGATCTGTTACGGTTTGCCGGGGTGGCGTTTTGTTTCAGGGTGGTTTATTCCGCGTCGGGCCGCTCGTCCGGCAGCTCCAACGGCTGGCCCTCGCGGGTCATGCGCTCGGTGCAGGCTTGCAGGACATAAGCCTGGACGCTCTGCCCGGCGGCCTTGGCAGCGGCGCGGATAGCGTTACCAACAGGCTTCATGGGACGGGCGCTGATGCGGTCGCACTTGGCGTTGTATTTGTCGTTGTTGCGCCGCTTGGATTCACGAATTGCCATTGTGTCAATCCTCCTTTTCGTGAAGTGGGCCGTAGTCCGTCAGGTCTATCATGGTGATCTCCGGCGGCTGCGGGGCCATCTTGTGATACTTTCCGTTTTCGTAGTGTTCGTTGGTCACGCCGTCATACCAGGTAATATCTCCATGCTGGGTTTGGGCGGCCTCCATGCGCTGTTGGGCCTGCTCCTCTGTGAATCCGTCGAACAGTAAACGCGCGCCGTCGGCAAACTGGGCCACCAGGCGGAACGCAGGGAAAATTTCGTGGGTGATGTCCATTGTATCGCCTCCGTTTTGTGGGGACTGTTGCATTTTGTCGTATTATAACACACGATATTGCACCAGTCTAATGATTTTTTATCGCGGCTGGTACACGGTGGCCGGGCGGGGTGCCGCCACGGCCTCTTTTCGGGTTTCGTAGATGGTTTGGCCGATCTCGGCAGCGGGATAATAGCGCTTGTAGTCGTGCAGCTTGGCGTTTTTCTTTGTGGCGACAGAAAACCAGTCGCCGTGCCAGCTATCCAGATACCACCGCTGCACGGTGCCGTCATGCTCTTTTGTGTACAGGGCTGTGCCTGTGGGCGCAATAAACATAGCTTGCCTCCTGTGTGGGTTATTTTGGGGAAAATGTTGAAAATTTTTCAGTGTGTGGGGCATTGAAAGAGAACGCAAAGCGCCTTTTTGGTTGCGATCTCGTTGATACGCTGCGCGGTCGTACTACCAAGGGAGAAAACCGCGATGTAGTTTACATGGCAGTCGTCGGGGGTAAAGATGGGCTTGCAATCAACGCCCAGGGCGCGCAAGTGGGTTGTGAGGTTGGACAGCTCCATGACTTCATGCAGCGCGTCGGCGTAGCTCTCTTTGTACAGGTCTGCGCCGTATTTATCCCGGATTTCGTCGAGCTTTTCCGTGTCGAAAAGCTCTGTGAACGGCTCGTATTTGTGCGGGGTGTCAAGATGGGCGTTGATGATCTCGTTGCGGCAGGCCCAATATCCGGCGGTTTTCATTTCGTTGCCTCCTTTTTCTGTGGGATGTACTGCTCGATCTTCTGCATCACAGGGTCGAAGATCGTAACGGTTGCGTACTGCATTGTTTTGTGGACTGTATGCGCGGGGCAGGAAATAATAATCATTTCCCCGCCGGGCTGGCGGTCTACCCATCTTTTGAGACGGTCGATTTCGCCCCTGAAAGTATCGGCGGTTTCGTAGTGGGAATATTTTTTGATCTCGACGGTATAACCAACCTCTGCGTTGGGATTTTTGCCGGGGAGAGTGAAATTATATTCAGCCCGGCCCATAAGCTCCTGCACATATTTTGGAATCTTCATCATGCACTCCTATCTGCCCTTTACCCTGGGCGGCGGGTTTTGTATGGGGTCGGGTCGCTTTCGCCGGTGCGGCCCGCCAAGGTGTCCGGGTATCATTTTCGTGGGGTCACGAAATTGGTTGTCAGTTAAGGCCCAGGGCGCGGCGGGCGGCGCTTTCTGCGTTTGCGGTAAGCTGGCGCTGCCATGCCTGATAGCGGGGAGACCAGCGGAAACCGTTGCTTTTCAGCGCGGCGCGGGTGTCCTCGTCGGGCTTGTCGTCAAAGAGGATTTGGAGCCGGTCGGCTTCCAGGTTGCGGACGATCTCGCCGCCGTCAAACTTGGTGCTTTCGGCGGGCTGGGCCTGCTCGGCTTGTCGTTTGTCCAGCTCGGCCAGACGGTCGGCAACGCGCTTGATATAGCCTCGGCGGCTTTGGAGTTCGTAAGGCGGGAACGGGCAGCCGTACAGCTCCAACGGGGAGCCGCCGCCCTTTGCGAATACGCCGGGCCGGGTCAGCCATTCGCGTTCCTTGGGGCCGATGCCGGGGCAGCCGTCCAGCGTTTTGTGCTTGCGGTAATAGGCATTGGCGGCCTTTGCATCATCCAGGGACTTTTGGTAGGCGTTGAGCTGATCGGTGAGAATTTCGCGGGCGTGGGGGTCGGCCAGGTCAACAGCGCCGGTGCCGATGCCCTTGATCTTGTCCAAGATGCCCTCGATCTGCTTGTATTCCTGAAACAAGCTGTCCCGGCGGGCGTTCTGCTTGTTCTTCTTGTTTACTGGGAAATTGGAGCCGCCGGAAATGAGGATGGAGGGGCAAGATGCCTCGTTGCGGTAATAGGCGTTGTAGTATTCGGCAAGGCGGCGGGCGTAGCGGTCAAGCAGGCTGTCCAGCTTGTCGTGGTAGTAAGGGCTGACGGCGGCTTTTTTGGATGCCACCAGCGCGGCGGCCTTGTCAACGGCGGCGCGGTATTCTGCCGTTGCGCTGCCGGGCTTATAGTCCCGCATGGAATTTGCGTCGTTGGCCCGGCGGGCGGTTGCCTCGCTGATCTCATAATAGCGGACAGCGGGGGCGGCCTCTGCGGTGGGTTGTTCGGGCTGGGTTTCGTTGGCGGCGGGGGTGATTTCCTCCGGGGCCTGGTCGATCAATCCGATCTGTTCATACATGGCGTGTACCTCCTGTTTTGTGATTTGGTGCCGTTTGGCTGGGGTCGGGTCGCTTTCGCCGGTGCGGCCCGCCAAGGTTTCCGGGTTTTGTGGGTCAGTCAAGGCAAGTTTCGTAGCTGATGCGGTATTGCTGTTTGAGTTTGTCGTAGGCGCGGAGCGTGACCGTGTAGGTGTTGCGCTTTTCGTCGTAGTCGATACCGCGCCCGTGGAGCCGGGGGAGATCGTCGCGGAGTGGGCGGAGAAAGTAGTGCTTGCCATAATAGGCGAGATCGGCGGCGAAGTCGCAGCCCGTGGGAGCCTTTTGCATTTCGTAGCAGTAGGAATATTCGCCGGGCCTGTCCGCGTGAACGGCGGGAGCCTTTGCCGCTTCCAATGCTTCATAGTCGGGAGCGTAGCCGCAGAGATCGCCGGTGTCGGGGTTAAAACTGGCGGCGCACATATCCGGGACAAAAAGCGTTGTCTGTTCGTTGATCTGCTGGGCGTAGCCACCGGGGACTTTGGAAAAGGTGCCGGGGATGGGGCGTGTTGTTGCTGCCATGGTGAAAACCTCCTGTTTTGTGGTTTTGGGTTTTGTGGCCCATGAGCGCCCGCCCTGGTGGGCGGCTGGACTTGCACCAGCGGCGGCGGATGCCGTCGGCCTTGCGGGCTGCTGGGGTTAGGCGACGCGGACATAGAACGCGGATTTTTTGTTGCTCCATTTTGCGCCTGCTGCCTTGATCGCGTCGGCGTGTTTCTCGGTATCGCCTGCCAGCCATACCACCGGCGCGGCGGTCTGTGCGCCCTTGATTGTGGCGGTCACGCCTGCCATATCTGCAAAGCGGGCTGCAATCAGCTCGGCGGCGGTCTTTGCGTCCTGGGCGGGTGCCTGCTGGGGCTTGTTGTCGTCGGCTTCCTGGGCGGCCTGCTGGGCTTCCTGGGCGGCGGCCGGCGCGGCGGCCTGCTGGGCGATTTGTTCACGCAACCGGGCGATTTCGTTATTAGCCTGGGCGATTTCGTTATTGGCGGCGGTCAGATCGGCGCGGAGCTTGTCGGATTCGTTGTTGCTGGTGGCCTCGGTGAAATATGCCTTGACGGCGCGGGAGGCCTTTTCTTCCGGGCGGATGGGAAGCACCATTGCAAAAGGCTCGTCGTTGTCGTAGGCGACGGCGGCGGACAGCGGGCCGGGGCTGCGGAGCATTGCGCCGGAGCGGAACGCGGAAACAAATTTGTTGTTGTAGAACGCTGCAAAATCCTTTTCCGCGTTGTAGTAGCAGCGGGCCGGGATTTTGCCGGTGTCCAGATCGAGCGGGCAGCGCGCCAGATTCCCGGCGTTCTCTGCGGCCTTGACGGCATCGGTAAAGACCTTTACCGCGTCAAAATTCTGTTCGTCGCGCTTGCCGTCCTTGTCGATGATCCAGTTACCCGGCTCGCACTGGGTAGCGGCCTGGGCAACGGCGGCATATTCCAGCGGATTCATCTTGTACAGGAAATAGCCGTTGCAAAGATAGATCGTGCCGTCGTCGGCGGTGCGGCAGATGATCTTGTCGGAATTTTTCAGGGCCTTTGTTGCCTCGTTGGTATAATTGCCGGTGTACTTTTTCATGCTGATAACCTCCAAAAATTTGATTGTCGGCCCTGGTGGGCTGGGGCTGGGTTGCTTTGAGCGGTGCAGCCCTGCTAAAGTGTCCGCGTCCGGGGTTTACTTGCTTTTCTGCACCTGCAAGGCGCTGAAAAGATGCGCTTTCGCCATGTAGAAATGGGGGTCACTTTCGGGGGCATCCTGCCCGGCAGCGGCGGCAGCTTCGCGGGCGGCCTTGCCGGGCTTGTCGGTGTACTTCCAGAGGTTGCACACCAGCGCGGCGTGTTCGCCCTTTTTCACGCTGTACCCCATGCGCTTCCACTCCGCGAAAGTGTGGAAAGTATCGGCGGCCAGCATGGCGTTAAAAATATCTTCCTGGTTGTCGTCGCTGCCCTCGGCAACGGTGATCTTGACGCTGGCCCGGCGGGCGCTGATCTTGTCGGCGGGATAGATCGCCTTGACCAGCTCGGCAAGCTGGGCGGGAGTAAAGGCGGCGCGGACAGTCTCAAAAATAATCTCGTTGTTAGTCATGTTCATAACCTCCAAAATTTGATTGATCGTTGTTTGCTGTGACACGGTGCCGTGTCGCTTGCTGTGCCTGAAATATAACACGGTGCCGTGTCGCTTGTCAAGCGTTTTTTTGAAAAATTTTTCGTGGCCCGACTGTTCCCCCGTAGGGGGAAAATTTTTTGAGAAGCTGCGCCGGGGGCGTTTTTCCGGGGAAAATTTCTGTATTTCAACCCGTGGCCCAGGATGCCCAGCGGCAGCAGGCCAGCCCGGCAGCAGCCCCAACAGACCACCCCCGGCAGGCATACCCGCGCCCATGCACACGGGCGGAGCTGGCAGCAGGCCCGGCCCAGGACGACGGCCCCGGCCCGCCGATCATCCGCGCCCAGCTCCAGCAGATCACACGGGCGCACACATACACACACGCCAGCAGGCCAGGCCAGAAGATCACCGGCCCAGGCACCACAGCCGCCGCACCGCAGGCCATACCGCCAGCACCGACAGCAGGCCAGCCCACCACAGGCCCAGCAGCCACACACAGCAGCCACCAGCCACCAACTACACCAAACGCCCGCGATTCAACACAAACGCGCCCGCGCCCACGACGCAACGCCTGCGCACCCGCGAGATTCTAAACGCGCCCGCGCGTAGGTACTGCGCGCGCGAGCTTCAAGGCTTGCGGGTTCGGAAGCGCAAAAATTTTTTAGGTACAGGGTCAAAAAATCACTTCCCTGGGCCGGGCCGGAGAAACCAAAGGGGGGTCAAAATGCGACACGGGAGCGGGATTTAGGCCAAAAAAGGGCGCAAAAAAGCAGCGCCCCGTGCGGCAAGGCACAGTGCGCTGCTATTCCTCTATGCTGGTCAGCCATTCCAGAGTGACACCGAGGACGCGGGCGAAAATCGTCAATTCAAAATCTGCGACAAGGCGCTTGCCTGTTTCGATTCTGCTGATCGCCATTTGCCCCATCTGCAATCCGTTTAGCTGCATCCGTATGGCAAGTTCCTCTTGGGTGATACCGGCTTTCACCCGCCATTGGCGGATGCGCTCGCCGGAAATATTGCACTTCTCCCCGTCCAATGTGTAAAGCCGCATGACATCACCACCTGTCTTTAATCATCTTTCGCATATTGACGATACCACCAAGCTGCGATATATTTATAAAAAAGATGATTAGGAAGCATCTTTTTTGTCGAAAGGACGGGTGACGATATGGGAATACTGCGTAAACTGCTGGGCCTCCTTACGGTGGAGCAACGCGGCGCAGAGGCGCGAGCGATGCAGAGGCGGCCACTTTCTGTTGATACATCCGTCAGTCCCGGCGCAGCGTTTGAGCGCCGCGACATCGACGAGTTGTTATACCCGGAGGAACTGCCAACCTTTGAGGAGCTGGAAGCTGCCGGGCATACCGATCTGCGCGCCGTCGCCTACACGATTCTTTGTCTTGACCCACAGAAGAAAAGGCCGTTTCACGAAACGGAATTGCGCGCACTGGATTTCGGGAAAAGCCGGGCAGCATATTCGCTGCTGCTGGAAAAAGGTTTGATCGAAAAGCTGTCACCGGCGGAGGAGCTGGCGGCGATCTCCACAAAAGACGAGCTGACGGCTATGCTTACCGAGCGAGGGTTGCCGACGAGCGGGAAGAAACGGGCGGTTGCGGATAGGCTGGTAGACAGCGGGTACAAACTGGACAGGCGCAAGCACAGGGGGTTGATGTTCCGGCTGACGGAGCGCGGAAAGGATTTGATCGCGCGCCGTCGCTTGGACGGGCAACAAGCGACAAGCGATGCAATAAGCGCCCTGAAAGAAAGGGACTACGCAGGGGCCGTGTCGGCGTATCGTGCGCTTGATAGAGCGTGGGGCTTTACCCACACTTCCGGCAAAAGGCATACCATATTTGCGCACTGCGATGTTCCGCCTGGCCGCTTTGCTTTCTATGAGCAATACCAGATGCGGGAGTTGTGCAATTCCCAAAACTTCAAAGACACGCTGCGGGCCTGCCTGCTTGCGGGATTGATGCGCGGCGAACAAGAAAGCTGGGGGCTGCGAAAAGACTTTGAAGCTGTGTGTGCAGAAAGAATAAATTGCCCAAATCTTCTGCGCCTTTTTGATTACGAAAGGCCGGTACTGGAGGAAATGCAGAGGCAAATAGACTGCGACCCAGGGAACGCGCTGGAGTATTACATATCCCATGTACTGTACCTGTGCAGGCGGTGGGAGTAGCGCCGGAATAAAAATTTTTCGGAGTTAGCAACTTTCGCAGGAAAATCGTGTTAAGATCATATCGTGGAAGTAAAGCCCGTGGCGGAAACGCTGCGGGCTTTGCTATTGGCGCGCCCTGTTTTGGCCGAAGCCCTGCGTCCCTACGCGGGGTATTGCAGTAGGCCAGATGGGGTGCGTCGCCTATTTTGGAGGTGCGAAATGCCGAAGCGGAGCGAGAAGCGCGACACCGCCAAGGCTGAATATGTCGCCCGAAAAGCACAGGGCGAGAAAGTAAGCCTGCGGGAGCTGGCGCAGGAGTTGGGCGTGACCTATCAGACCTTGCGAAACTGGAAAGCAGCGGACAAGTGGGACGAGGCCCTGCCCAAGAAAAAGCGCGGCGGGCAGCCGGGCAACAAGAACAGCGCGGGAAAAAAGAACGCGGCGGGCAGCCACCCCGGCGCGCCGGTCGGGAACAAGAATGCGGAAAAGGACGGAGCATACAGCGCCGTCTTTTTCGATATGCTGACCGATCAGGAGCGGGAATTAGTGGCAGCCACCCCCCTGGGCAGCCGGGCGGTGCTGGAACATGAAATGCAGCTCTTGAAATTCCGGGAGCATAAGATCATGGCGAAGATCGCCGAGTATGAGAGCAAGCCGGAAGATTCCCTGTATATCAGCAGTTTGCTTGACATGAGAGTGCCGAGCGGGCGCGGCAAGGACAAAAAGGACGGAGCCACGCAGAACATGGGAATGTACAGCAAGGACAGCGCCTTTAGCCGGGTGCTGAAATTGCAGGAAGCCCTATACAAAGTGCAGGGCCGCATTGCCAAGATCGCGGACAGTCTGCGGGCGCTGGAGGAAAGCGACAGGCGGCTGGAGCTGGAGAAAGAGCGCCTTGCCATCCTGCGCATGAGGGCGACGGGCGTTGTGGATGTGCCAGACCCGGAGGGCGGCGAAGAATCCGACCCGCTTGTTGAGGAGGATTTATGAGACTTTACACCAGCAAGGTAGTTGCCCAGTGGCTTTGCCTGACCGAGCGCCGGGTGCGGCAGCTCCGGGACGAGGGCGTGATCGTGGAAGCGCGGCCCGGCCTGTATGAGCTGCAACCGACCGTGGCGCGGTATATCAGCTATATCGGCGGAGCGGGCAAAGAGAGCCTAACCAACGAGCGCATGAAGCTGACCGCCGCAAAGCGCGAAGCGGTGGAAATGGACAATGAGCTGCGCCGGGGCGAGGTACACAAAACGGCGGACATCGAGCGAGGAATCAAGTCTATGTTCCTGAATATCAGGAGCCGCTTTCTTGCTCTGCCTGCAAAGTTGTCCCCTGCGCTGGCGACGATGGGCGGAAACCAAACCGCCATATTCGACGAGCTGAAAAAGGCCATCGACGAAATTCTGGAGGAATTAAGCGATTACCGGGTGGCCTTTGCGGTACAGGACGGTGAAAGCGATGGCGAAGAAACAGACTAAACACCCATGCGAGGGGTGCGTGTGGCGGACACATACCAGCGAGGACAAGGTGCTTTGCCTGTTCCCGAAGTGTATGCGTGAGGAATATAAACGCCTGTGGCCCCGTGAACGGAAGATAGACGATGGGAAAAAGGAAACTGATTGATCTTCCAAAGTCCACCATGGATATGCTGGCGCGGTGCGTGGCGGTGCTGAAACCGCCCCCGGAGCTGACATTGAGCCAGTGGGCGGACAGATACAGGATGCTTTCGGCGGAATCCAGCGCGGAGCCTGGCCGATGGCACACGGACAAGGCACCATATCAGCGGGAGATCATGGATGCAATCGGCGACCCGCATATCCGCAAGGTGGTCATAATGAGCGCCGCGCAGATCGGAAAGACTGACGCTTTCATTTTGAATCCGCTGGGGTACTACATGGATTACGCCCCGGCTCCCATACTGGTCATGCAGCCGACGCTTGACATGGGCCAGACATTTTCCAAAGACCGACTTGCACCGATGATTCGGGACACGCCGGAGTTGCGGGATAAGGTGGATGTAAAAAGCCGCTATTCCGGCAACACGATAATGAAAAAGAATTTTCCGGGCGGCCATATCACCATCGTAGGCGCGAACAGCGCGACCGGCCTTGCCAGCCGACCGATCAAGGTGCTGCTGGCTGACGAGGTTGACCGCTACCCTGCCAGCGCCGGAACAGAGGGCGACCCTTTGAGCCTTGCCCAAAAGCGCCAGACGACCTTTTGGGACAAGAAAACGGTAATTGTCAGTACGCCGGTTATCAAGGGCCAAAGCCGCATTGAAACGGAGTTCAACCAAAGCACACGGGAGGAGTGGAATGTGCCTTGCCCGGATTGCGGGCATTACCAGCCTTTCGTGTGGGCAAATGTGATATTCGACAAGGACAACCCGCAGGGCGAGGTGCTGTACAAGTGCGAGCGCTGCGGTGTGGTGTCCGGGGAATATGACTGGAAAGCGGCGAGCCACAGGGGCCGCTTTGTGGCGGAGAATCCGGGCGCGGAGGCGCGCGGTTTCCACCTGAACACGCTGGCATCCACCTTTTGCTCATGGAAAGAGATCGTGCAGAAATTCCTTGTGGCAAAGGAACAGCTTGACCAGGGCAACCCGGAGGGCATGAAAGTTTGGGTAAATACCGAGCTGGGCGAAACCTGGGAGGAACAGGGCGAGGTCGTGGAAGATACCGAGCTTTACAATCGCCGCGAGCTTTACGACGCAGAGGTGCCGGACGATGTGCTGGTGCTGACGGCGGGCGTGGATGTTCAGGACGACCGTTTTGAGGTCGAGGTTGTGGGTTGGGGCATCGGCAAGGAGAGCTGGGGTATCCGCTACCAGAAGATTTACGGCGATCTGCTCAAAGAACAGATATGGGCCGATCTGGACAGCTTCTTGCTGGCGGGCTTCCGCAAAAAGGACGGCACCGTGCTTCACATCATCAGCGCTTGCGTAGATTCGGGCGGCCACCATACCGACCAGGTTTACCGCTTCACCAAGGAAAGATACGAGCGCAAGGTGTGGGCCATCAAGGGTAAGGGCGGCGCGGATGTGCCGTATATCCGTAATCCCTCCACAAACAACCGCGTGAAAACGCCGCTGTTCATCATCGGTACGGACGCGGGCAAGGCCCTGTTGTACCAGAGATTGCGGCATGAAACAAAAGGCCCGAACTACTGCCACTTCCCCATGAACGAGGAGGCGGGGTACGACGAGCAATACTTCAAGGGGCTAACGGCGGAAAAGATGGTGGTGCGCTTCCGCAAGGGCAGACCTGTTGTGGTGTGGGAGCTGAAAGACAGCAAGCACAAGCGCAATGAGCCGCTTGATCTGCGCAACTACGCCACCGCTGCGCTGGAGATCGCAAACCCCGTGCTGCAAGTCACGGAGGGCGCGCCCCAGCCGAGAAAACGCCCGGCAGGCCGCCGGAAGCGAGGAGGTATCTAAATGGCGATTTTCAGCAAAGAACTTTGCCAAAAGAAGCTGAACACATGGCTTGCAGCAGAGGAAAGCATTGCCACCGGGCAAAGCTACCAGATTGGCAGCCGCATGTTGACGCGGGCCGACCTGAAAGAAGTCCGCGAGGAAATGGAATACTGGGCGCAAAAGCTGGCCGAGGCGGAAGCCGAGGAGAAGAAAGGCGGCAGAAACCGCGCATATCGCTTTGTGGCCCGTGATGTGTGAGGAGGGGCAAGATGGCAAAACCGAATATCTTTGACAGAGTGGTTACGGCTGTCGCCCCGGTACACGCTGCGAAGCGGGCGGCGGCCCGCGCGGCCCTGTCTGTTATCAACAGCGGCTATGGAAACTATGGCGCAAACCTGACCAAAAAGAGCATGAGGGGCTGGGAGTTCCACGGCGGAAGCGCCAAGGAGGACATCGAGGATAACATTGATGTGCTGCGCCAGCGTAGCCGCGATGCCTATATGGGAATCCCTACGGCGGCGGCAGCCCTGAAAACCATGCGCACCAATGTTGTGGCGAGCGGCCTTGTGCCTGCGCCGCAGATCGACGGCGAATACCTGGGGCTGACC